TTTGCTTTGTGTATGCCATAGAACGTGCCAATGATCTAGTGTATCTAGCAGATAAAGTGTCGTAAAGATTGTCTTCGACTGCTTCCTCAGTTAAGCTGAATGCTAACGCAACAGTTTCATGAGAATATCTTGCTGTAAAAGATTCTTGTGCAGTATCAAACTGTACAGCTGAACCTTCTTGTTTTACAGCAGCTTCGCCGAAGCCAACTAACATTACTTCTTCTTCAAAAGCTCTGTCACTTGACTCTTGGTCAAATATTTCAGCATGCTCGTTCTCATAACGAGAATACTCCATTCCGAACAAGGCGTTTAGTCCTGGTTCTAGTTCTTTCGCCAGTTGGGCTCTATTAATAGCCATAGTAGTCTCCTATTCGCCTTTTACGAGCTACCAGTTGTACCAGTACCACCATTCAGTTCGTGGTTGTTAATCTTTACAACAAAGATCGAGTTGTTCGCTGTCGCGTCGTTACTCGGAGTGTCATAAAAATCAATCAACTTCACCTGAAGTGCAGCCGTAGTATTTTTGGAACTCGAATCAATTTCAACACCTGATATACCCGTAGTGGTGCTACCAGATCCGAAAACTAGATTACAGTTTTCGTTTAAATTTGCAGCTACTAGATTAACTGAATCTGAATCTTGCTGAGCAATAAATAACTGATGAGGATCATCAGCTACAAATGCTATCGCATCAGATGCAGCCGTTCCGTTAGGGAACGTATTGTTAAATCTAGGCTTTGATGTACTTGGATCTGTATAAAAACATCCCATAAATACTCCTCTTATAGCGTCGCCAGCTGTTGCTACAACGACTGTTCCGTCGTTTGCTTGTTTAACTGGATCTCCAGTAAATATGCCACTTGCTCCGCTTGCAATAGAGTATTTAGTTGTACCCGTAGTTCCGCCTGGGGCAGAACCAACTTTAGCTATTGGTCTTAAACCAAATGCTTGGTCTATGTTAGCCATAGTAGTCTCCTAAATTACTTCAGAGACAATGATCTTACTAATTAAGACTTCTTGCCCCCAAATGTTACTCTGCTCTGCCTATCTTGTGAGATTGGCATCGCGGGGTGCTCGTCTTTATGTAGGTCTTCTTCAATGGCCTTTGTCTTATCGTTAGTAAGATTACGGAAGTATTCGTCCCGATCCTCTTTTACTTCGATTGGACATCTCATCAAAAGAAGCCCTCCTGTACCTATCACGCCTTTGTACTTTCCATCTTCGATAGCTGGTAAATCCATTCTATCGGGATACTCATCTGATCTTACAAGTTCGTATCCACTTCGTAATCTACCGATGACATTTTTTTCATCCTGTTGACCACGATACTCGGATCGTACCCACCTGTGGTGAAAACCTTCTGGTGGTTCTGGTGCGTCAAGGTTTGATGGAGGAACCCATCCCCTCTTTCGAGTCACCTTTTCACGGGTTTCTTGTTTGCGTGTTAGATTTTTAATTCCTCTAGTAGTCATTTACGCCTCCTTCACGTGTTTTGCGTACTCTTCAAGTGGCACACCAAGTTTTTTTGCGATCGCTACTTGTGATGGTGTGAGCTTCACAGTGCGGCGTCCAGTGGACGATGTTCTTGCTGCAGATCCAACTTTTTGAGTTGGTCTAGTTTGATTTCCTTGTTGAGGAAAGTTTCTTGCAATTCGTTTATCTATCTCAGTATAATACTCATCTGTCGATGCGTCAAATCCTTCTTCAACCAATTCCTCATGTAATCCCATAGCAGCATACGTCATTACCTTGTTTTTACCAAACCATGAGTTTCTAGAAGCCCATTCAGTTGCTTTTGGATCTGGTTCTGGAACAGGTGGTTGAGATTGTTGATTAGGTTGTTGAACACTTTGTTGTAGTATCTCAGGCATAGGTTCGCCTTGAAACTCCTGACCTTTTGCTCTTTCACGTTTTTGTTTAGAAACATTTACACGTTCTTTTTCTATAGCTAATCTTGCTATTTCTTGTTGAGCTTCTACTTGTTTATTGATGTCACCTGCCTGCATGGCAGCTTCCATTGCTCTTTTAGCAAAAGCCTCTTGTGTAACTAACTTGTCTTCAATATTTTTTATAGCGTGCTCATCTTTCTGTGCACCAAGGTTAACAGCTTGTTTATATTTATCGTTTACGTTTTTAGCATATTCAATAGCAGCCTGTTCACGTCTTTCAGCTTCACGCATTTTTCGTGTCAGTTTATCTATACGACGTTTAACTGAAGCAGAATAATCTTCTAATTCTTCTTCTTTACCTTTTTTAGGTTCTTCTACTATAGGAGCTTCTTCAACTTGAACTTCAGGTTGATTAGGCTGAGCCTGCTCCTTGTTGTTTTCTTCTTTTACTTCTATCTCGACAGGATCGCCCGAAGTATCTATCGGTACCATCTTATCTTGCTCTGATTGCACTTGTGGTTGCATAGACTTCTCCATGTTTATAATATGTTAGCTGGCAATATATCTCTTGGATCATCAATGACAGCCAGTATTTCATCGTCATTAATAATCCTTAACTCACCACCGTCTATTCTAATTCTAGATCCTGCATAGCGAGTAATTAATACCCAATCGTCCGTTTTACACCATGGACCAGTGGGAAACTTGTCTTTATCTTTATAAGCATCAGGCCCTACTTTTAAAACTTTACAAATGTTAGTCGTTATTTGAGACTCAGCAACAGTTTCATCTGTCAATATTATACCTGATTTTGTTTTACTATCTAATTTAAGTGGGAATAATACGATTCTATATCCCGTAGGATTAGGTACTTTTTCTATCTCTTTCTTCTGTTTTTCAACAGCTTTGCCATCCCATACATGTTTTGGCACAATTAATTTACTCATCTTCTAGCTCCGTTTGTTTAAGCAGGTCCGTGAGTTCCTGTTCAGCTTCTTTTAGACCATTATACCTACCGATCATGTATCGGTATGTATCCCAATCTTTTACACCTGTAGCTATAGCGTCTTTTATGACCTCTTGTCTAGCTTTTAGTTCGTTTTTGTAATGTGAAAAAAAGTTTTCTATCCGCATGACTTCATAAGATCAGCTAATTTTTTACAACGATTTGGTGTTTGTTTGTTCCATCTGGAGTCCAGCATTTCATAACTAGCACCAATAAAATTAGCTTCCTGCAGGCATTTCCACATATTTTTAAACTTAGACACGCCTGTCTGTCCAAGTTGAAAACACATTTCTGTTAAAACGTGTTGGGCTGTTTCAGGTAAATCTTCAATGTTATTCTGAGTCATTAACTGTTTAGCTTGAGCTATTGCTCTACTTAAATCTTTATCAAATACTGCTTGTAACTCTTCTTCGGTGTATTCTTTACCAGCAACAAAATTATCCGCTGGGACAACTTTATGACCCCACCCGATCGTATCGAACCCTTCGGTATCTTGATATATTTTGTTTCTAAAACCTTCACTTAACTTTACTGACTCTGATAACGCTTCGTAGCTCATCCTTTTCCTTTCGCTTTTCTAATAGCCTCTTTGCCTTTTTTAGCAATTGCAGCTTGTTTATTTTTGCCAGCGACTTTAGCTCTTTGTTCTACAACCGTCAATATTTGTATTTTTCTAGCAAAAGGTTTCTTAATTTTTTTAACTTTAGCCACAGTACGCTTGGCATCAGCAGGAGTAGCATACTTAATACCCACAGTATCACGTGGATTTTCGTCAGTATAGAGACGTCTTCCACTACCTTTTGGTTTTTTTCCTGTTCCTTTTAGCGGATCTTTTCTTTTTTTCGACACCTTTGATTACTCCTTTGTTTTTAGAAGCGTAGAAGACAGCCTTGGCATCTTTGCCATAAGTCTTCTCCATCGACTTCATTATTTTTTTACCTTTCTTATTTAAAGGCATTGTTTTTTTTCTAATCTCATGGTTTTATTTGTCTTTCTACTATATTTAAAACTCCCATGTCAACTGTGTTAAAAGCTAAGGTATATCTAGGGTTTTTAGATTTGTGTTCACTTGTCATATGAAGCACATTGCTCGGCCAAAAATATAGCGTATTTGGACTATAAGAGGTAGAAACATTAAGGTCAGGAAAAATTAACTCTGACGCATTTTCATCAGATTCTATACAAAAACATCCGCTCCATGTACGGCCCATATGAGAGTGTAATACTGTTTCTTGACCCTCTTTATGCTTCATAGCCCAAGATTCTACAATAGCATTTACTGTAATTCTATGGTGAACTGCTCTAAGACAAATGCATGTTTTTAACAAACTTAAAATAGTGCTGTGGTATTCATTAAAAAGACCTTCTTCTAACAATTTCTCATAACTTGTCATATTTGCTTTTACATTTGTAGTCTGATTTAAAGTATCTTTAGCAGTTAATTCTTTTGTTTTACTTAAAATTTTTTGTAAATATTTCTCTGAAAATACATTTTTAAAACCATAAATTGCGTGATGACCTATATGAGTGCTTTGTATAATCTCAGTATCAAATTTTAATTCTGTGAACATTCTCTCATTTTTTCTCCTTAAACCACTCTGGTAAGCCTAGAAACGGCCTACCGTCATATTTATTAGTTTCATTAAATTCTCCATTCTTCTGATTGTAATGTAAAAAAACTTGAGCACAGTTGTTTCCCTCAAATGGCTCTCTCCAATGTTCCACATCGCAACCTCGATAAATTAACATGTCTCCTGGATTAAGTAAAATTTTCTCGCCCTCCAAAAATATTGGCCACTCATCTCCTCCTAAGTTCATCGTGCAAGATATTTCACAAGATGGTCTATCTTTATGCTTCTTTAATTCATCACCTTTTTTATATATTCTAGCGTAAGAATAGGTTTCAACAAGACTAGTTTGAGTTTCTATTTCCATAAGAGGTTTTATTTGTTGTAATAAAGTTTCCATGACTAAATCAGCATAGTGAGAATAGGTGTTAGGTATTTGTATATCATCCCAACGACCCCATTCTTGCGTAAATGGCGATATGTAGTGAGATTCAAAAAAAAACAAAGCCACCTTTCTTTTTTGTAAAAAATAAAAATATATAAAATCTACTAGTTCTTTAGATATTGCTTGTTTTATAACTTTATGTGTTTTCATTGAAACGGCGCTCCTAAAGTCCAAGCAACTAATGAGTAACGTGTACCAGCGGTTACAGGCTTTACTCTGTGCATTGTAAAAGAGGGAAAAACAACGATAGATCCTCTAGGTCTAATTTCATCACAAACTTTATCAATAATTTCATAACTATCTCTAAAACTAAATTCTAAATCGCCTCCTTCATATGAAGAACCATCAACCAAACTTACAGTTGCTGATAATTTTCTTACTAGATTATCTTTAAATGGTTTTGGATTGTAATCCATATGCCAACTATAATGTTGTTTTTTTGATCCATCATATTCTGTAAACTGAAAAGGTTCACAAGTATCTAAGTCAAAATTCCATTTTGCCTCTTCGTTGGCAATATTTATGTATGGTTGTATTTCTTTAAAAATCCAACTGTCATTTAAAAAAGCAACACTAGAGTTTCTAACTTTAAACAAATCATCAGAGGAGCTTACAACATTCGCCTCTTCTCTTTTTTGCGTTAATGCATATTGTAAAATTTCATCACAGAGTCTGCCTGATAAAGCTGATGTAAAATATTTAATACTGTTTTCGTAAATCACTTTTTCTTAAACATGCCTATCGCACTAGAACCAGCCTTAATCCCAAAACTTGCTGAAATCGCAATATATAATAGGTTGTGGTAATA